GGGTAGACTGAAGAAAAGAGATTTAGAAGGAATACCAGGACTAGACCTGAGCAGATTCCATATTATAGGAAGTCAACAAGGTAAAATTTTACACGGCGAAGAATATTTACAAATTGCTGAAAGAATTATCAATGAAATACCCGGATGTGTTTTGATTATAGATTCATACTCTGCTCTGTGTACCGAAGCAGAAATCACCAGCGATATGGATAAAATGCAAAGAGCAGACGGTGCTAAATTATTAGCAAAATTTTGTCGCAAAGTGGCTAATGTTATTCCTGTTAATCGTAATATTGTTATAGGCATCACTCACTTAATGGGTAATCCAACAGGTTATGGAGCAGAGTTTAAAGAAAAAAGTGGTCAAGCCATTGCTTATCAGACTGATATTAAGCTCAGGGCCAAAACATTTAAACCGTGGATCGTTGGGACCGACAATACTCAAATAGGGCAGGAGATCGAATGGCAAGTGGTCTGCTCGGCACTTGGGCCCCCTGGTGCTGTGACAACTAGCTTTGTTAGATATGGTCAAGGAATTGATAAGTATACAGAATTGATCAATTTAGCATCTGATGTTGGTATTATTAATAAGGGGGGTGCTTGGTATACAATAACTGTACTTGATGATAAACCAAAATTTCAAGGTACAGAAAAAGTTAGAAATTTTCTATTAGAGAATACAGAAGCATATACTCTTGTTGAAAAATCGGTCAAAGAGGTTTTAGGTATCAAATAAATGACAGTTAGAGATCTTAATGGGAATATAGTTAACTGGAACTTAACCGGCCACATAGCAAAGGGCAGGATTAAAGAAAAATCCTCTTTTCATTTGGCCGCTAGGAAAATATTAACACAGATATTTCCAACTCTTCAAATATTAGAAGAAGTTCCTATACCTCTAAGAAAATCAGAAACTCTATATTTAGACTTTTATCTGCCTCTAATAAAAAGAGCAGTAGAAGTTCATGGAGAACAGCACTATAACTTCATACCTTTTTATCACTCTAATAGAATTAATTTTTTAAAAGCACAAAAGAGAGACAATGAAAAAAGAGAATGGTGCGAAATGAACGGGATAAATCACATCGTATTACCTCATTTTGAAAACATAGACAAATGGAAAGCATTAATAATATATGACAACCAGAACAGCTAAGGAAGATTTACAACACTGGGATAATATTCTAGACGAATATGAGTCCTCGATAGCTCTTCCAAAATACTCTGCTCAGTACGGAGTATCAGAGAGCGAGATTAATCAATATTTAACAATGACACGAGATGAACTGGAAAAGATATCTCCAGAAGATTGTGCTCAAATATCTTATAGATTAGCCCAATTCTCGTTCCATGTTCAAAGAACAATAAATAGAGAAATTGCCAGATGTAATTGGTCAGAAGAATCTATAAAAGAAGCAATAGCTGATGAAATCAATAATTATAAAGGATATGGTTTTGTAGAAAAATCTTTACAAGCGATTAAACATAATGACAAAGCCTTGGCATTAAATAGTATAAAGAAGTATGCTAAACAAAGAATTGACAGACTATCATATATTGCTAATAGTATAAAAAACCTATCTGATATTATGATGGCTATACAAAGAACAAAGGTGCAACATGGACCCAAGTGAGATTTTAAAAAACCCAGAACAAATTAAGGCACTAATCTCTCTTTTACAGGGGTTGGTTGACCAAGTAACTCCAGAACAAGAGCCAGAAGAAGAAAAGAAAAACAAGAGGGTGGCACCATCCAAACCAGGGTCTACTATAAAAACGAAAGGTGGTCAAAAAGTAGGAAACAACAAATCTATCAAATCCAAAAAAACACAGCCAACAAATATTAATGAATTTGAAAAAATGGCTGAGTTCAGAATGCACAAGGATGATTGTGCCATAGATAAAAAACTATGCTCAAACGAGCCTGTCGCAAGGATGAGGGAATTTGAATTCGTTGATGTTGTTTGTCGTGTTTGTGGCAAAAAGGAAACTATTGCTCCATCGCTACTATTTGATGCTCCTTCTCGATATAAGTGTAATAATTGCTCAACCCAATCTGGCTAAAATATGATTTTGTGTGATCCGTCGGCAGAAAGAGCCATTCTTAGTGGTATCTTAAAGTATGGTGAGGATGCCTATTTGGATATCGCTGATATCTTACAGGAATCTTCATTTACCATAGATAGTAATCAGATAATATTCAAATGTCTGAAAAATATTTGTGAAAATGAACCAAAGACAAAAATTGATTTAGCGTCTGTATACTCGTCAGCACAAGAACTAGGTTTATCTGAAGTTCTATCAAAGAAGGACGAGGCTCAGCATTTAAAGGCTATATTTGATTTTCCAGTTAATTTGGAAAATATTAGGAAATTCGCCTCTAAAATTAAGAAGCTAGAAATAGCAAGACTTCTTCATAAGGAAATGGATCAGGTCCAGGAAAGACTTCTGGATGTGACAGGAAGCGAGTCTATATCTAATATTATTGGAATAGCAGAAGAATCCATATTTAGCTTTTCCTCTTCACTATCTAATGAGAGCGATGCTGCCCCAGCATTTATTGCTGGAGATATTGATAATTATATAGAATTTCTACAAACAAATAAGGTAGATCAAATTGGAATATCCACTGGATTTCCTGTTTATGATCAGGCTATTGGTGGAGGATTAAGAAAAGGAACAGTTAATGTTATTGCTGCCAGACCAAAGGTTGGTAAAACATTGCTATCTGATAATATTGGATACTATATAGCAAGCAAATTAAAGATTCCAGTTTTGAATATGGATACGGAAATGACAAGAGAAGATCATATTCATAGAATTCTTGCTATGTCCTCTGAAATTGAGATCAATAAGATTGAGACCGGTAAATTTTCTGATACTCCAAGTACTTTCTCCAAGATACAAGATGCTATCAAAGAATTAAAAGAAAGTCGATTATATCATAAGAGTATTGCTGGTAAGCCATTTGAAGAACAACTATCCATAATGAGAAGATGGTTGGTTAAAGAAGTTGGACTTAATGACGATGGAACAGCAAAGGACTGCGTTATAATATATGACTATCTAAAACTAATGGATAGTGCAGGAATAAACCAAGATATGAAAGAATATCAGGTTCTTGGTTTTATGATGACGGCACTTCATAACTTTGCTATACAGTATAAGGTTCCAATCCTATCATTCATTCAGTTGAATAGAGATGGAATCACAAAAGAAAGCACTGACACGGCCAGCGGTTCAGACCGTATTATATGGTTGTGTAGCAACTTTACTATTTTCAAAAGAAAGAGCGACGAAGAAATCGCTGAAGATGGACAAGACGCTGGTAATAGAAAATTAGTACCCTTAATTAGTCGCCACGGAGGAGGACTAGATGACAATGATTATATTAATTGTCACATGAAGGGGTGGTGTGCTAAGATAACAGAGGGTAAAACCAGACTAGAATTAATGAGTGGTTCGAATAAACAAAAGGACGGTTTCATAGTCGATGAAAACAATAATGAAGAAGAAAACGAAATTCCATTCGTATGATCAATATCAGCTAAAGCACTTATCTGATAAAGTATGCGATGATATTGAAAATCTATTATTATCTTTAGGAATAGATTCCTACAAGATGTTAGATAAGATGGTGACCATGAGTTGTCCTATTCATGGCGGAGATAATGATTCGGCATTCAATCTGTATCATCAAGGAGATACATATCGAGGCAACTGGAAATGCAGAACACATCAGTGTGAAAATGTTTTTAAGTCATCGATAATAGGATTTATTAGAGGTTGTTTATCTCATCAAGAAGGATGGTCTAAGTCTGGTGATGATATGGTATCTTTTAATGATGCTTTACAATTTGCTATAAATTTTAGTAAGCACGATCCGTCAGATCATAAACAAACAAGAAAAGCTAAAGAAAAAAATAACTTTGTTAATGCAGTTAAGAACATTACTCCAGATAGTCAAAATAAACCACAGTTAGTTCCTAGGTCTTTAGTTACTAAGGCACTAAATATACCATCAAAGTATTTTATAGACAGGGGTTTTTCCAAAAACATTCTTATCAAATATGATGTTGGAGACTGTATAGGACAAGGAAAAGAAATGAGTAACAGGGCTGTGGTTCCCGTCTATGATAATGATATGATAGGAATGGCAGGATGTACTGGCCGTAGCGTATTTGACAAATGCAATGAATGCTCTTGCTTCCATGATTCTCAACAATCATGCCCAGAAGATAAAGAAAAATGGCTAAGTTCTAAATGGAAACATAGTAAAAATTTTAAGACACAGGAATATCTGTATAATTACTGGTTTGCTAAAGACTTTATTTTAAAGACTAAAACTGTTGTAATTGTTGAAAGTCCTGGAAATGTGTGGAGACTAGAAGAATCTGGTATACATAATTCTGTGGCCGTTTTTGGATCTTCAATGAGCCATAAACAAAAAATGCTTCTAGACATATCCGGAGCAATGAATATAGTTACTATAATGGATAATGATGCTGCTGGCCAAGAAGCGTCAAAACAGATAGAATTAAAGTGTGGGAGAACATACAACATCAAGCATGTAAAATTATCATTTAATGATGTTGCAGAAATGTCTCCGGAGCAAATCAAGCAAGAAATTTTACCGCAAATACAGGATTATCAATTATGCTAATATTAGGAATTTCTGGAAGAAAGCAATCCGGAAAAAGCACAATAGGCAACTTTATACTATCTCTATATCTTGCCAAGCTAGGATATTGTGAAAAAATTTATATGGATGAAGATGGCCAGCTATTAATTTCTGATATTCTTGGAGATACTAGGTATGAAGGTGTTTTTGATATTAGAAAACTAGCAGACACATACAATGATCCAAGATTCATACAAGCTATGAATAAGCTTAATTCAAAAGTAAAAATATATACTTTTGCTGATATTTTAAAAACGGATATTTGTATTAATATGTTAGGATTAACATATGATCAGTGCTACGGAACAGATGATAATAAAAACGAAATGACAAATATAGTATGGGATGATAAAAAACTATCTGCTAGAGATGTTATGCAGGTTGTGGGTACTGATATTTTTAGGAAATTAGACACTAATGTTTGGGTTAGATCAACTATTAATAAAATTATTAGAGATAAACCTGATCTTGCCGTTATTACAGACTGTCGATTTCCTAATGAAGTAGACTCTATTAAACAAAGTGGTGGAAAAGTTATAAGATTAACCAGGAATCCATTTCAGTCTGATCATTTAAGTGAAACAGTATTAGATAAGGACAACTATGATTGGTCTAATTTTGATTATGTGGTAGAAAATTCGGACGTTAGTCTTCTTGATCAATTTACTCAGATTAAAAAACTATTAGAGGAGATATTACCATTATAATAACATACTTTAGGAGTAGCTCCTATAATACCCATAGCATGTGCGAGCAACAATACTTTGGCGAGTATGTGCTTGGATGGAGAGGATTGTCTGGTCAAAAAGCAGATAAAGGAACAATCTGCCATAAAGTTCTTGAAATCCTAGCCGTTATGAAAAAGGCCGAACAAGATGGACAAACTACCATAGATGATGATCTTATTGGACTAGTTGATATTAATAATTATGATTTAAATCATTTAATAGAGAAAGTATATACCTATTATACTAATAATGCTCAGCACCATAAGTGGTCGGCCAAAGACCACAGAGACTGCAAGGATTGGGTTTATAAGGCAATAGAATTTAATGGCGGAATGTTTGATCCTAGAAAAAGAAACATTCTTTGTCCAGAACAACACTTCGATTTTGAGATTAAAAAACCCTGGGCTAAATATTCTTATGATATCGGAGGAGAAAAACTTGAGGGTAATCTAGCACTAAAAGGAACTATTGATTTAATAACATTAGTTAATGATTCAACAATAGAAGTTATTGACTGGAAAACTGGCAGAAGATTAGACTGGGCTACCGGCGAAGAAAAAACCCAAGAAAAGTTAGAAAAAGATCCACAGTTAAAGATTTATCATTATGCAATAAAGCATCTTTATCCTCATATTAAGAATATAATAT